GGCCATCTAATACAAACAACTCTTTGAAATGAAGTATAGCATATCTACCTCTTTTATGAAGAATGTGACAAGACTGATATAACTTTTTTTCTTTTTTGGATGACACTCCAATTCTGGTTAATGTTTCACAAACTTTTAAAAAGTCATCCTCGTTGTTTAGTTTTATTTCAATTCCCAAACCTTTAAAAATATCTTCACTCATAGCATATTCCTTAAATAATTCATCAAACTATGTATGCTATGGCATTATTTAACTCCACCAAGATTCATCTCTTGCTTTATTTTTGAGATCTGATCATCTGTTAATACTCTCAAGGACTCTTGTGCTTTAGTATTTGAGTAGTTAAAATATTCTTTTATTAAATCCATGTGTTCGATTTTTTCATTCTTCACCCATTTACTGAATCTTTTTCTCTTTCTTACAGAATATTTCAAGTAATCATACTGCATCTTTTCATCAGTTCCATGCAGTATATTCATCTCATTTGAATGAAAAATTGTATCTGGAAAATACGATAGAGATCTATTTACCACAAATGGCTGATATGCTTTTGCAGCGTGTTCAGAATCATCCTTGAACAGATCTTCTTTCGTGTGATTAATAGAATTTAAAAAGTCTGTTAACTTCATTCTTCATCTTCAACAACAGCAATGACATGTTCTCTGTGAATCATATCAAAATCCTTGTAAATGTCCCGTCTAGATCTAGCATCATATAAAACAGTATCTCCCACCTTGTAAGGAACCTCTGGAATATCTCCATTTGGAAGAGGAAGACCTGGACCCATTTCTAAAATTTTTGCTTCAATATAGACTGTATCTAGAACCGCTGCTGCTGTGAAGATCACTCCAGCCTCTGTAGTCTGTTCTTTCTGATAGTCCATCTTCTCTAAGAAGATCCAATCGCCTTGTGGTTTGTATTTAGTCATTTGAAATTTGCCTCCATCATAATTTGAACCAAACATGCAACCATATTTATCTCTGCGTCCGCTACGAACGCTGCTTTATACTGATACTCTCCAAGAATAAGAATAACTAAAGGAATGCTTTGGGAATCTAAATTGTCATAAAGGCCGTCATAGATCTTTCGAAAAATTTGTGTCTGATCATTGTCGAGATTTTTTACAACCCATTTCCGAACACCTGAAAAATCTTTGTTCTTCATGTGCTTCATCAATTCTTTAACATTCAACTCTCCTATCTGCGATAGGATACCGACATCAATCTTTCCGCCTACAGAATATCTCTGCAATTCATTCAGTATTCTTCTAAAGTCTGGAAAATACTTCTGGATGATTTCTGCTAGAACTTTATCCTCATACTGTATGCCTTCAGTTTCAAGTATTGATTTGATTCTCTCCATCATTTCTAATGCGAGAATAGGTTTCTCTTTATTTGGAATCTGGAAATCAATATTGGTGCATCGAGAATGAATAGGAGAAATGATTCTGTTCTTGTAATTGCAAGTAAGAATGAATCTGCAATTATTAGCGAACTCTTCAATCGCTCCTCGTAGTGCTGGTTGGATACTTTGTGCATTTGAATAATCAAACTCATCAAGTATTGCAACCTTCTTCGAGTCTGTTAAAGAAACCGAACTTGCAAATTCACGAATCGTTGTTCGAAGAGTATCAATGTTTCCATTCTCTGAGCAGTTGATTAGAATATTATCTGCTCCTAGTTCATTACATAATGCTCTTGCAATAGTTGTTTTGCCACACCCAGCACCTCCAGACAAAAGAAGATTCTGGGATTCCCCGGAGTCTACCATCTGCTTGAAAGTATTCTTAATTGAAACAGGAAGAACACATTCCTGAATATTCTTGGGACGATACTTCTCAACCCAAAGAAAATCTTTTGTTGCGTCTGCAACCATCATACTATATCCTCCAGTCTTACACGATGATTATACATCAATTCATATACAACCATTTCATTTATCATTGTCTCAAAAGTATACTCTGGTTTCCACTTTAACTCTTGTCGGATCTTGGTAGAATCGCCTTTAAGATCTACTAATTCTTCAGGACGAAGATACTTCTCATCAAACATTATATAATCCCTGTAGTCCATGTCAAGAACATTAAAAGTATATTCACATAGATCACGGACAGTGTGTGATATTCCGGTCGCACATGCATAATCATCAGGAATGTCATGTTGAAGCATCATCCACATGGCCTTTACATAATCTTTTGCATGTCCCCAATCTCTACTTGCATCAAGATTCCCCATTCTTAGTTCTTTTTGATATCCTAATTTAATTGCACAAGCACCTTTTACTACTTTACTTGTTACAAAATTAGAACCTCTTCTTGGCGACTCATGATTGAACAGAATGCCATTTGATATAAACATGTCATATGAATGACGATAATTTCTTGCAATGTTATAACCATATACCTTTGCACACCCATAAGGACTTACAGGATTCATTGGAGTGGTTTCTCTTTGAAACCCATCATCGTCAATGTTATTTCCAAACATTTCAGAAGAAGACGCTTGATATATTCTAGCATCTGGACAAACTAGTCTACAGGCTTCTAATACATTCAGAACTCCAAGTCCAGTAACTAATCCTGTATAGATTGGCTGATCAAAACTAATACGGACATGAGACTGTGCTGCCAAGTTATAGACTTCATCGGGGCGAATCTTCTGAAGAACACTTATGAGAGAGGACAAGTCTGTAACATCAGCATAGTGTAGATTTAAATCATCATAACAATCATCCAGTCTAGCAGTTTGATTTTCTGCAACAGAGTTTCTCTTCAATATTCCATGAACCTCATATCCCTTTTCTAAAAGAAACTCTGAAAGATATGATCCATCTTGACCATTTATTCCTGTTATCAATGCTTTCTTCATAAGAAACTCTCCAAGAAATCATGATCCAAAAGGCCTTCATTTATCGGCACGGTGACTGCGTGTGCAGTGGGTTCTAGACTGTCCCATTTTGTATTGTTAATTATAACTCTCTCGCTGCCACCGAATCCCATGATTAGTTGATCATACCATATTCCAACTCTTTCAAGTTGTTTAATTGTTGCAGATCTTAAACTTTCTTTTCTTCCGGTGGTGATTACTAAATGATGTCTCTTTGAGTCAATGTTATGCAAAAACTCTTTGACTCCCGGCAAGAGTTCTAGTTCAAACTCTGGTGACGCTAGAAGAGTTATATCTCTAGGTTGTTTGACTAAGGTTCCGTCAAGATCACAAAAAACTGTTTTTACCATTACTTTCTCGCCTTATCATAATTTTTTATAAACCAATCTATACTTTCCTGTAAACCCATCTCTATTGGAACAAATTTATAATCAGGAACCAAGGATTTAAGTTTGCTGTTATCAGATGGTTTCTTATAGATTCCATCTCTTTCTTGATTATATACTATGTTGCCTTCAAATCCCATTCTCCATGCAATTTCTTGAGCAAGAGTTGCAATATTTATTTCCTCGTCCGGAGAAAGAATAAGAGGCTCTGGATCATTATAATTTTCCAGAACCCATTGTGTCAAGTAACCAACATCCTTTGAATATATAAATTCACGATATGGTCGTCCTGTTCCCCAAATTTCAAAATTTGTATTGTTCTTTTTGGCTAAATAACATTTATGAATCAACGATGGAATAACATGTCCGGAATCTAAGTTATAGTTATCATTTGGACCGTAAATGTTACAAGGTATTACGGTGACAAAATTACAACCATACTCATCTCTGTATGCTCTACTCTGGACTTCTAACATTCTTTTTGCGTAAGCATACGCATAGTTAGATGGATGCGGCTCTCCGTCATGCATCTGATCTGAAGTCAGTGGGTATGTTGCTTCCGCTGGAAAAACACAAGTAGAAAGAAAAGAAACTACTTTCTTTATTTTTGTTTTTCTTGCTGCTTCGAGAATGTTTGTATTGATTGTTATGTTGTCATAATAAAATTGACCAAGATGTTCTGTGTTTGCTTTGATTCCACCAACCTTAGCAGCACAGTGAACAATAGAATCTATATCATTATGAATAATGTATTCACAAACTTCATCTATGTTCATAAGATCTAAACCCTCTCTTGTGGGTTTAAAATCTGAATCAATAGTTGAACCTACGAGTCCATTACCACCTGTCACTAAAGTTTTCATTTTCAGACCTCAGTAAATGTTGAATCATTTTCAAGAGCGATGTAATATACTAAATCAGTAGATTGATGAGAAAACTTACTAACAACAGACTTGGAAACTGATACATCATAGTTACCAGCAAGAAGTCTAATGTTTTCCATCTTAAGATAGAATTCAAAATTAGCATCAATCTCATTATCACCAACAACTATAGCAAATTGATTTGATGTAGCACTCTTTTTATCGAGAACAACTAATTCAATTTCATTATTGTCGTTGGATCGAATACAAAGGTCTGGAAGTTGAAGAACAGAGGCTGCTCTCTGCAAAGAAACAAAATTATCTTCTGTTATCGAGAAGTTGACAACTGCTTCAGGCATCTTAACTTCTTTTGTTAGTGTCGATAGAAGTCGAGGCTCAGAATAATAATAGGCTACTCTCGCACCATCTTCACCTTCAATATGAACACACTTCTCATCAAAAGTGAATTCAGGATCATTAAAAAGAGAGATTGTTCCCAGAAACTTATTCAAGTCCCAGATTCCAAATTCGACAGGAAAATTCTCCTGTACAGTCGCCTTCGCAACCACATTCTTTGCAGGTGTGATTGTATTGATTTCATTTCCTGGCTTCACCAACAAGTTACTGTTGTGTGCAGAAAAGTTTTTAAGAATTGAAAGTGTCTCTTTTGACAGTTTCACACTAGTTGCAGTAATCATAATATAGTCTCCGTTTCATTCTTCAAAATGATCAACATATGTTTCAGAATCAAGATTGCCTCTAGCAACTTCGTCTAACCACTTTTTTTCATTGTGCCGACGAGTCCTTCTCTTCTCTTTCCTTGTCCCTTTTCCTCGAACGTCTTCATAATCTTCATATTGATTATAGTTATTATTCTGTTTTTTCTTTGGCATTGAAACTAAAACTCCTCTATGTTAGACATTAAATTTTTTAACTTATTTTTTATGAAGTAATTTAGTATGTTACTTCTCTTTCCAACTGGTTCTTTTTCATACTCTGTAAGTATAGCAGATTCATATTGTTTAGGTAAACTATTTAGATCAATTAGACTTTGATTTCTTTTCCATTTATCTGTTCCCGTCCACTCGGAAAGATTTTCTTTGATGATTCCCATCTTTTTCTTGCCGCATGGTTTTTGTCTTTTGTCTTCCATGAGAAAAACATCATCATCTGATAAGATGTTTGGAATACCGTCTGAAGAATCTCCTTTGATTATGTGATCTGTTAGAAATTCTTCAGGGTTGTTGCAGGAAAGAAAATCTTTTCTGATAGGACTGTATTGATCTACGTTTTCATATCTTTGTAGTTGTTGAAAATCTTTATCACTGGATATGATCAATATCTTTTCATTTCGATTATGTTTACAGATTACAGAGATGATATCATCTGCCTCTGTTCTATCTACTGTGATGTTTTTGTATGGAAAGATTTCTTTCACTTCTTCTCGAATTTTTGTCATGCTGTTAAAGATAGAACTCCAATCCAAATCAGAGTCTTTGATTTTTTCTTTCCTACTATGTTTGTAGTATGGAAAAATATCTTTCCTCCAATAATTTTTAGAGTCATTGCATATAACAAGTTCCCCGTACTTGGAACTGAATTTATTTCTGTAGAAACGATATGTGTTGAGAGTCATATGTCTTAGATAATCTTCATCAACAACGGAAGATCTTTTGATTGACTGGAAGACATTTGCAAAAAGTATTTGATTGTTATCTAAAAGAATAATTTTGAAAACTCCTAAAAACCACTTTCCTCATAACCAACTGTATTATCCGGCAAATCAATAGGGCTCCAAGCACTACAATCTGGATGTGCGTAATTAGATGGAACACACCCCGAAACCGAATCGGAAGCTATGTATGTTTTACCATCATAGTATACCACATCACTTGATTCATAGCGAACCATATTTCCATTTTCGTCTGTCATTTTAAATTTGCCACGCATATTCAATTCTTTGCCTGTTGATGGATCTTGACCATGAGGATTTGGCAACTCATCTGGGAATAATCTTCTAACCTCATCTGTAGTAAAAGTATCTAACAGTAAGAACACAACTGTTAAGTTATTCAGTCCAATTTGACTTATTGGATCAAAAGAAAAACTAGGATTTTCCAAATAAGATAATGTACGTCTAGATTTAGTTCTTACTGAAAGAACTTTAGCCACAGTTCCGTAAGTGTAATATGTGTGAATAACTTCCTCCAGCACTAGATCGGGCACTGATCTGAGTGACCGTGGCGATGATGGAGAATTTTTAATGTATTCCATCTCCCGTAGATATCTTCTTTTATTTGACACTAGACTTCTCTTTTTTTATTACTGCATCTTTTACCTTATTTAAATGAACATCGGCAAATGATCTCATCCATTTTCTGTCCTCTTTATTTCTATTGCTTTGATAGAAGAATGCTTTATCTACAATGAACTCATATATTCTCTTTTTATCTAAGTAAAATTGAACTCTTAGATCTAACCCTCTTTGAAATATACCGTAATCTGCTTTAGGGGCTAACTTGTAAACCCTTAAAGACAATCTATCTGTTAGTAAAGAAAAACCAGACTTCAAGTATTGTTCATAGGATAGGTTAGAAGTTTCACTTAAACCACTTTGATTAATTGTTTTTTTTCTTCTTGGCATTTTATTTCTACGCTTCAGTTAGAATACTTTCCTCTGCAATTTTAACTACTTCTCTTAAGTTAAGCAACGCTTCATATGGATCAATGTTAGCACCAGGTCTTCTATCCTCAAGATAATTTCCTGTCGTTGGAATTCTTATAGACGCACTCCTATCAGACTTTCCATAAGTAAATTCATCTATATTTGATGTTTCATTTTTGCCGGTTAGTCTTTTATCATTGTCATGACCATAAACAGATATTGCTTTTTCATGATTCAAAGCAAGTGCTTCAATCATAGAATCAATATATTCTGTTTCAAATTCTTTTCTCATTTTTCCAGTTGAAAAATTAATATGACAACCTGAACCATTATGATTTCCCGAAACTGGTTTAGGATCAAATGATACATCCAGTCCTCTTGACTCACAAATCTTATACAATAAGAATCTACTAATCCACAGATCATCTGCGGCTTTCATTACGTTTGTTACTGATGTTTGATATTCCCATTGGGATTTCAACACTTCTGCATTGTATCCACTTAAAGCAATACCCAGTTGGTAGCACATCTTCGCATGAGCATCAACAAGATTTCTAAGAGATCCTGCCTGACCTCCCAACCCACAATAGTATTCACCTTCTTTTGTAGGCTCTAAAATTTCTGAAGGATTTTCATTTCCCTCCCAGCCGGCAGGAACATTAAACTTTTCATTCCAGAAAACAAATTCTTGTTCGAATGCAACTCGCACATCATCATTTTCGATTGTGTCAATGTATGTCCTTAAATTATGACGAGAATTTGATTCATGAGGTGTTCCGTCTGTATTGTAAACTTCACAGAATACAAACATGGACATCTGTGAATTTTGCTGTGTCATCTCCATTACATTGGGATAAATCTTTACTGGTTTTAGAATCAGATCACTATCTTCGGTAGTTGCCTGAGATGTACTAGAACCATCAAATGACCACTCTGGAGTCTTCTCAAAAATTTGTTGGTTCATGTTTGCACCGGGATTGTCTGCACTAGGCTCCATCAGGTGAAGAATTTCATATCTTACCTTTGATCTTAATTTCTTTGACTCTCCGCCATCTAACCAGATGTATTCCAGTTTAACTCTCTTTGGAGTAGGTCTGGACGGGGGAGGAGTTGGTTTACGCTCAGGTTCAGGCATTTTTTCACCCTTTGCCCAATTAATTAATTGTTCCTTTGGTCTAAAACCACAAACAGAGTTTCCAGTTTCAGCGTCAATAAACAAAGGAGTTCCGCACTGTAAATTGTACTTAGACTTTACCTGTGAAGCCTTTGCCATTTCTTCAGCATTTGTGATATTGAGCGTGGTTATCTTGTGACCTTCTTTCACAAGTTCCTCAACTACTGGATCCGCTTTCTTACACCATCCACAATTAGGATTCATAATATAAAGAAGATCAGTCTTTTTCTTTTTTGCCATTTTCAAGTTCCTTTATAAAAAACAAATACTGGTTCGTATTTTAAGTATTTCTCATTCACCTTACAGAAATTTTTACACTTGGGCTTTCCGTCTTCTCCCACTCTATTTTGTCCCGGCATTCCTTCGAGTCCCATCTTCAAAGTATATTTATACATCATACCTAGAGATTCTAATATGTCAATACTATCTTGTTCTATCGGTAAATATTTACCACTTACTAAAACGTCGGCTACATTCCATAATAAATATCTATCTTCTTTTAACCACTCCACACAAGTTGTCAATGTTGGTCGAAGAAAACCTTCTTTCCATGATTCATACGATGATCCATATTTTTTGTACGATTGATTTTCATCTTCTGAGTACGCTTCCCTGTTGAAATAGGGTGGCGATGTAAAAATAAGATCTGTTTTCCCTTTATATTGTTGGAAATCAGAGTGCTTGCCAATCTCCTCCGAACCCTCTTTGAAAATATGGTAAGAGTTCGTTTCGGAAAAGAATGGATTTCCGCGATAAGTTTTGGTATTGTAGAAATCAGCAAGAGACTCATACTTACTGTAAGAATCGCCATCAATAAAATTATCAGGATTTGGGTCAGTGCCAACATAATGAATCCGGCGATCATCCCTACAACCCATAGCACCGAGTATGCGGCCGCCCCACCCACTCGATGGATCATATATGACAATGCGTTCTTGATCTTTAATGTCTTCTGTGAATCTCTCATACAAATATTTCGCAGTCATTGGCGGAAAGTTTACCGCAGGTTGAATATATCCTATCCTAAAAGACTTGAAAGCAGCGGGGAATACCTTTCTCCCTTTCTTATATATGCGGATTGCATACAGTTTATCATCAGACATTGAAGAAATATCAAAAGTGGAGTAATGGCGGTATTCCATTTTATCTTTCCACTTCTCTACCTGATCCTTCGTCAACTGAAGAATGTCGTCCTGCTCCAACTGGAAATATCCAGTGTTTGCGCCGTCACGAATCTTCACCTGTTCTAGTAGGAAATCATACCCTCGAAATATGTTTGGATTGTTGAAGAATGCTTCCATCCATTCATCGCCACTTCCAACATCCACAATAGCATATTTCTTATCATGCTTGATCGCGGAAAGTGCATGAGTGTAAAATGAATCACGACGAAGATGACGCATCGCTCCCTTTATAACCTGATCCAATCTCTTATCATCGGCTACCAGATCGTAGATAGAATATCCATTATCTTTTTCAGTGTAGTTGATTCTTGTCTTAAACATATTTGAGAACCATTGATCAACTTCCACTCCAAGACGAGACTTGTTGATGATTACATCATCGTCGATGTCAGACAGTTCATCGGTGTGTGTAAATTTATGAACTGGATACTCGGCAATCTTATTGAAAGAATCAATGATGTCTTGTTCATCTTTGCCGGTTCGTGGAGGACAGCCATAGGTATCCCATGCTTGTTTCACTGCCTTACGCATTTCGATAACCCATTCACGAAACTCGTCTGGAGTCATCTCAAGTAAATCTTCAAAGTTACAATTCACATGCGAATCAATCACATGGTTGTTGCGTTCATAGTATGGTTTTATTTGTGACATAACAGAAGACATATCCGGGCAGTTTTCCTTTCATCCAATGTATGGTTCCGACATTTTTGAAATTCATCTTTTCATAAAAGCGTACGGCACGATCATTGTTTTGACGAACAGTCAACCATACTCTTTTACCATGACAATTCTCTTCGAGAAATCTTTGCACGATCTCCTTGCTTTTGCCGTTACTTGGATTTGCATTTGCAAGTTGATGTATCATAACATCACCCTTGGAGGCTTTCAACTCTAAATTCTCATAAGACGTTCCTACTTTATTTTTTCTTTGGTAGATTGTGTAGGTGATGGCGACATCATCTTCATAGATGCATCTATCTGATTTAACCTTGCGAGTAAGATAATCAAATCGTAGATGTGGAAATATATCTTTATACAACCGAAAGGTATCGTATATTTCTTTTATTTGAGATTCAGTGCCATGTTTTACAAGCATCACTTTATCCTACTGAAGTTGTTCTTCTTCTCAAACACAATATGATTCTGAAACTTGTCTGTCATTGAATCAGACTTGTGACTGATTACAAATATGTTAGCACGGTTGCCGAACGATGTCAATATCTTTAAGAACTCTTCTGTGCCAACTCCGTCAAGGCTAGAGTCAAACACCTCATCAAGAATCAGAAGATTACAATTCACACTATTCTTTAACCGTGA